TAAAGGTGGTAATTATAGAAAAACCAAAGCTGGAGCAGGCATGACTAAGAAGGGTGTTGCTGCTTACAGAAGAGCAAACCCTGGAAGTAAATTAAAAACAGCCGTGACTGGTAAAGTGAAAAAAGGGTCAAAAGCTGCAAACCGACGTAAGTCGTACTGCGCACGTAGCGCAGGTCAATTAAAAAACTCGTCAGCTAAAACACGTAACGATCCTAATTCTCGAATCAGACAAGCACGGAGAAGATGGAAGTGTTAAATGGAACCAGAACAAGTACTAAATAGTCTAAGAAGAGCAATCACTAGAAGAGTAGAATCTCTAGCTGTATCGGTCACATCAGGTGGGGTTGACAGTATGGAAACTTACAAGTATATAATAGGACAGATTAATGCATTGGAATCAGTGCGTCAGGAAATCTCTAACCTGCTAAACGATAAGGAGCAAAATGAAAACAGAGGAACAGTCATCAACATCGGTGACGCCAAAAATAATAACACCAAATAAAGAATTACTTGGTGTAAAGAAATCAGAAAAAAAAGAAGTTACAAAAGAAACAACTAAACTTCCTCAACCAACAGGTTGGCGTATGTTAGTCTTACCATTTAAGATGGATGAGAAAACTAAAGGTGGAGTTTTACTTGGACAAGAAACAATCGAGAGACAACAAGTAGGATCACAGTGTGGTAACGTACTTGCGATGGGTCCTGATTGTTATCAAGATAAAGATAGATTCACACATGGTCCGTGGTGCAAGGTCGGAGACTGGATAGTCTTCGCACGTTATGCAGGATCACGAATAGAAATTGAGGGTGGGGAAGTTCGTCTTCTTAACGATGACGAAGTACTAGCAACTGTGCAAGATCCAACAGATATCTTACACAAATTTTAACATAGGAAGGACACTATGCCAGAGGAAGAAAACAAAACAGTAGACATTGATACATCCGGTCCAGAGACCGAGATTAATGTACCTGAAGAAAAAGATGAGTCGGTAGTTGATACCGCTCCAGAGACCACGGAACAGGAAACAGTAACAGAAGAAATAGTAGAAACAGAAAAAAAGGAAGATGAAAAATTAGAAGATTACAGTAAAGGTGTGCAATCAAGAATTGCTAAACTTACGCGTAAGATGAGAGAAGCAGAAAGAAGAGAAGCTGCTGCAATCGAATATGCTACTGTAGTTGAGAATAAAAGAAGACTAGATCAGGAAAGATTTAATAAAGTTGATTCTGATTACACTGCTAAATTTGAGGAAAGTGTAAAATCTGGTATGGACATGGCGCAAACACAATTAGCCACAGCCATTGAAGCAGGTGATGCAACAGCTCAAGTAGAAGCAAATAAAAAAATTGCTGAGTTAGCTTTCGAGAACGCTAAACTCAAGCAACGAAAAGAAGAAAAGCCAGTTGAACGGGAAACACCTGTTAAACTGTCTGACGGTGGACAATTACCAAATGAGACCCCTAGACAAATGCCTCAAGCTGATCCTATGGCTGAAGATTGGGCTGCAAAAAATAAATGGTTCGGAACAGATAGAGCTATGACATTTACTGCATTCGAGATTCACAAGGATTTAGTGGATAAAGAAGGCTATGATCCCAAATCAAATGAGTATTATACTGAGATTGATAAAAGGATTAAAGTTGACTTTGGGCACAAATTTGATAGTAATGAAACTAAGCAAACGAACAGGGCCGTTCAGTCGGTAGCTTCGGCTAACAGAAGCTCAAAACCTGGTCGCAAAACTGTGAGACTCACATCTTCACAGGTAGCAATAGCTAAAAAATTAGGTGTGCCACTCGAAGAGTATGCAAAACAACTAAAACTCACGGAAGGAGCATAGTATGAAAAAAGACGAAAACAAAACTTCTCGTGCGGCTGTTACTCGGTCAAAAACTGAAAGACCAAAAGAGTACAAGCCCCCATCATCTCTAGATGCACCACCAGCGCCTGACGGATTTAGGCACAGATGGATAAGAGCAGAGTCAATGGGTTTCAATGACACCAAGAATATTCATGGTAGATTGAGATCTGGTTATGAGTTAGTGAGAGCTGACGAATATGATTCGGATTCATATCCTATAGTGCTAGACGGAAAATACGCTGGAGTGATTGGAGTAGGTGGCCTTCTCCTGGCAAGGATACCCGAAGAACTCGCGCAAAGTCGTGTTGATTATCAGAAAAGACAAACTGAAGGTCAAGACGAGTCAGTCGAAAACGACTTACTTAGGGATCAGGATAAGAGAATGCCTATCAGTGTTGATAGGAATTCTAAGCACACTTTCGGTGGTACCAAGAAATAATATTTCTTAAACTATCGGAATAAATTAACCGAACTGGAGGCCGTTTCACGACGGCAGGTTCATAAGGAGTAATAACTATGGCAAATAGAAACACAGCAGGTTTTGGTTTGATTCCACAGGGTACAGTTGGTTCAACACCAGCTACTCAGGGTCAAGGCAAATATCTGATAGATGCGGGCATGGCGGTTGACTTATTCCAAGGTTGTTCTGTTAAATCAAAAGCAGGATATATCGTGGAAGCGTCAAGCACACGTACGTTCTTATCAATAGGTGTGTTTAACGGTATCTTCTACAACGCTTCAACTACACAGAAGCCGACGTGGGCGAACTGGTATAACCAACCTATTACTCCAGCTAACAGTGAAGATGTGACTTGTTTTGTAGTGGATAACCCATTACAACTTTTTGCGGGATCTATGTCTGTAGCAGAAGTTCAAGCGAATTATGGTAAAACTATATCGTTTGCAGCGGCTGTTCCAACAGGAAGTGAAATTTCTGGACAATGTAGCAATACTTTAGATCAAGCTAACATTCACATTACCAACAATCAGTGGCGTTTATTAAGAACGGCTGAGGATCCTGAGAACAATGATATGACTGCAGCTTACACTACAGTTGTCGTTGCTCACAACCTTAACCAATACTTACAAAACACTGGTACTGCTGGTATCACTTGGCAATAATAGGAGCATATAATGGCAATATCACGAGCACAGCTAGTTAAAGAACTAGAACCTGGCCTAAATGCACTATTTGGGCTGGAGTACAAAAGGTATGAAAATCAGCATGCTGAGATTTATACATCAGAATCATCTGACAGAGCTTTCGAAGAGGAAGTAATGTTAAGTGGTTTTGCAAACGCAGACGTAAAAGCAGAAGGTCAAGGAATTGCGTACGACGACGCGCAAGAAACTTACACTGCTAGATACACAATGGAAACGATCGCTTTAGCTTTCGCTATCACAGAAGAAGCAATAGAGGACAACCTTTATGACAGACTTTCTTCTAGATACACAAAAGCTTTAGCAAGATCTATGTCCAATGCAAAAGAAGTTAAAGGTGCAGCACCTTTGAATAATGGTCTACCGTCAGTGGCGGCAGCATCAGCATTTCAAACAGGTGATGCAGTAAACTTACTATCAACTAGTCACCCGACTATCGCTGGTACTGTAAGTAATACTTTAACTACGCAAGCAGACTTAAACGAAACTTCATTAGAACAAGCTTTGATTGATATCGCAGCTATGTCTGATGAGAGAGGTTTAAGAATCGCAGCTAAAGGAGTTAAAATGATAATTCCTTCTGCGAATCAGTTCAACGCTGAGAGATTGATGAAATCTCAAGGTAGAACTCAGACTGCTGATAATGACATCAATGCAATCAATTCAATGGGAATGATTCCTCAAGGTTACAGAGTGAACAATTTCTTAACTGATTCTGATTCTTGGTACATTATTACGGACGTTCCAAATGGTATGAAGATGTTCAACAGAACTCCATTGACAACTTCAATGGAAGGGGACTTCGATACTGGCAACGTTAGATACAAAGCTAGAGAAAGATACGCTTTTGGCGCATCTGACTTTAGAGGTATCTTCGGTTGCGAAGGTGCGTAAGCAATACTAAACAATTTTGTGGCCGGACATAGTTCGGCCACATTTACAAAATAGAAAGAAAAAACCATGAAACAATTTACAGTCAAAATCTGGGCATATGATCACTACGCAAAATTTAAAGTATTATCTGAAGATAATGCTATTTCTCTTGAAAAATCGATCCTTGACAAGTTGGGAGAAAAGAGTATAAATTGGGAGTATCTCGGGAACAACTATAATAACGAGATAAATCGAATAACTTATGAGGAGGTTATTGATGATACAAGACCTATACAAAGCAAAAAGGTCCTTGGAGTTGAAGTGGGAACAGGAGCATCTATCTAATGATAAGTATACTCTTGAAATGGTCAGAATTGATGACAAAATTAAAGAAGTCATTACTGAGATCAAATTGGCTGAAGCTGAAATTGCTTACAAGCAAAATAGCATTGAAGACGCTGCTCCACAAGTTTCTGTAGCTACTTAGGATAAAAGCTACATCGCTGAAATTGCACTTTCTTTATAGGCTCTCTTGCACTCTACTAAAAAATAACATATAATATTTACACTATACAATTAAAATTGATATATAGACGCGTATAGTCGACGGCCTAGAGACTATGTATCACAACTAGGAAAAGGAGAAAATTATGGCAAATACTACATTTTCGGGACCGATAAGATCGGGTTCGATATCAAATACTACAGGAACTACAGTTGGCACAGATATGGCTAATGTGGGTTCTGCATTAATAACTCAGACAGAAGCGATTGTTCAAGCTGCTCCTGAAACAACAAACATTATAATTCCTGCAAACAGCCAATTGGTTTTTGCAAAATTATTTGTAAGTGTTGTTTGGAATGGTGCTGCAACTACAACTGGCTTAGGTTATGTTGGAGATGCAACTGCATTTACAGCAGCTGCTGCAATTGCTGGTGGTACTTTAGGTATTATCGAAATTACTGCTGGAGCTAACAAAGCTAGAGTAGATGCGTGGGCAGACATTGGAACAACTGATAGAAGAATACTTCTTACATCAGGTAACGTCGGAACAGGCGTTGGTTGGTTAACAGTTGGTTATATCCAAAACGCTAACGTAGGCTAATAAATAATTTATTGTGGGGTTTCGGCCCCACATAAACAAAATTTAAGGAAAAAATATGAGTCAATTAAATATACAAGCTACTAGGTCAGCGGCAGCGGCAGGTGCAGCTGCTATTATAGCGCCACCGGTAAGGGTTTACTCAATTTCAATTGCATGTACTGGAGGAGCAGGAGTTTTAGAATTAACTACAACTTCAAATTCAGGAACAACTAAATTATATATTGATGTACCAACAGGTGAAATTCTTACATTAAATTTTGGTGGAGGAATTTTATTTCCCTCTGGAGTTTTTTGTAAAACAAAAACTAATATAGCCGGTTACACATTATTTACTGATAAGTTTTCTGGCGCAGGATTAAGTTAGGAATTATCATGACTCAGGCAACTAGGTCATCTTTAATGAGTGTTGACACAACACTCTCAGCAAATATTGACGCAACACAAAATTATATCCCTGTTGCAAGCACTACTAACTTTTCAACTAGTGTTGTTGCAGAAATTGAAACAACTAATGAAGTTGTAAGTTTTACAGACATAAGTGAAAATAATTTTCAGCAGTCACAAACTTTTGACAATGGTTATTGGCAAAAACTTAGATCAACGGTTACAGCAGATGCAACTACCGCTCCCGATGGTACTACAACAGCAGAGAAACTTACTCAACAATCTGGTCAAACAAGTGTTGGTAAAGTTCAAGTTTCGGGAGGAGGATTACCTGTAACTAATACCAAAACTTACACAATATCTATTCATGCTAAAAAAGGCACAACTGATTTTATTGCAATTTCTGAAAATTTAATAAGAGGTAGTTCCAACACTGCATGGTTTAATTTAAATACTGGAGCGGTAGGGGCTGTATCTCCGTCAAGTGGAAGTAATATTACCAGAGCAATATCAGATTTAGGTAATGGATGGTACAGATGCTCTATAACTGGAACAGCGGATGCAACTAGAACTGGACAAGTTGGATATCTTGTTTGTCAAAGTGATGGAAGTTCAATATGCACTAGCAACACAGATGATATTTATATATGGGGTGCACAATTTGAAGAAGCATCTACAGCTTCAACTTATTT